TATATTAGGACTTTCTGAAGTAAAAAATTCTCCTGTTGTTCCTTTATTAGCCATCATTTTACTACCTGCAGAACTAGCAATTTGCATAAGCGCCCCACGCCTTGCTCTACGTACAGCTTGCTCATTTTTTACTCTATTTAAATCTGTACTTGCTGCCATTCTAGCACTTTGAGCTAAAGCATCTCCTGTATTAGCTTCTTGCCCTCGGGCTGTACCTAACACATTTAACTGTTCTTCTGTTTTTACATTTTTAGCTGCGGTATTAGCAGCAAGCATCTGTCCTGTTGCAGCTAACGCACGTTCTGCCCCCGCATTTATATTTTGTACTGTACCTAAATCAAAATTACTGGTTAGTGCTTGTTGAGTATCCGCTGCTGCTCTACCACGTAACGTACTACCTACATCTTCACTTGCTGCTTTATCTCGCATTTGCTGCAATAAAGGATCATAGTTTTTTGTGAAATAATTAGAATCTGCTTTAGCTATAGCCGTAGCTGTTTTTTCAACTTGTGGAGCTACATAGTCTGATTCTTTTGGGGCTCTGGTCTTACTTCCCATCTGGTTTTACCTCTCTTGTATATATTGTGGCTTCTTGCTCCCAACCACTTTTACTTAAATATGTACCTAAGTTAGAAACTGCAGACTGTGCTTCAATAGTTCTACACCCACAATACTTAGCCACCCCCTCAAACCAATCTATATGATCTAACCAATTATGTTTACCATGTTCATGTGTATAAGCAATCCATACTACCAATACCTTTTCTTTTGAAAAAGGATCTTCTTGTACTGTAAGTACAACAAACCCTAAAGAAGAAGTAAATAACATAGACTTACCATTAGAACACTCAGAAAATACATCTTCAGGCATGTAAGTTAGATGCGGATTTTCCTGCAGTACGAACTCTATACCGGGTTTAATTGTATCCCAACAAGCACGTATATCAGTAAACTCAGGTACTTCAAATTTTTTATGCAAAGGCACAACAGTAGCAGTCATTAGTAATCAAGCTCCATTCCGTATTTTTTATAACGCTTACGTTTAGTAAGTCCTACTCCTCTATATTTAACTAATCTACGTACACCTAAGTCTCCCCCGCGTGCGCGTAGTTCTGCATCTGCAACTTGCTGGTTAAACAAACCTAGGTAATCTGCAGCAGCATAAATGTCACTCCATGCCCTAGAAGGCATACGTAAAAGTCTGTACAAAGTGCCGTACAAAATGCCGTCTCTGTAATCGTTAGAGAACAACGTACTAACTGTAGAGGCTGTTCTAGTCGGTTTGAGGGCCACGGACAATTGTATAGCATTTGATAAAGTAGAATTAGGTACAGGTATTAACCAGAATTTATTAGCATCTTTTTGCAAATACACTTTAGGTGTACTTGACCTATCTCTCCAATCTGGAAAATTAAGTTCTAAACTTCTAGGACTAATAGGGTCTAAATCTTCCCCATCATATATTGCCCATAAAATACTATGTACAGACGTTCCAGTAGGTTGATCAAAGTCATATTCATAAATACCTGAAGAAGTAGTTATTGCATCTAAATCCTGCACATATGCTTTGCTTTTTTCACAAAATTCAATTGTTGCTGCTCGTAGATTAGACTTAACTAACGTTTCAGGACATCCTGGGACGTAAGGTAAAATTTCTTTAACGAGGGAATCAAAAGTAGCCATATTCTATCCTGCTGGTGAAGGTAAATTTTGAGGGGTGGCAAGTGCATTACTACGTGCATCTTGATTTGGACTTAAAGCAAACTGTACTTGTGATCCTCCAGAAAGACTAGACATAAACAGTTGATAATGTAATTGTGATCTTTCCATGTTGCCTGCAAACTCAGCATCTTTTAAGTAACACTTATATAAAACAAAATCTACAATAGCATTACCATAAATATCATCTATGTAAATAGTAGCACTGGTATTAGCTAGATCTGTAGGGTTTCTAGCACAAACAACCTCTAAAAACGTACTAGTAGTAGAAGCTCCTGGGTACACATAAAACTTACGTGCATCGTCTTCATCAAACATATAATGTTTTACAGTAGTAGTATGAGCTGCATCTCCAGTTACAGTGGGGTCATGCCAATCAGGGTCTTGTGAATTTATTATGTCCATATCTACTAAAGTAACTGCACGTTTACCTGTTGCACTACCGCCTGCAGCAGACATATTACGTACTACTTTAATTAACCGTAGTGCAGTATCTGGAATAGACTGTTCCGTGCCTACAGCTAGTGCTATATTAGAGTGATCCGCAGCTGCTTCAGGTCTGAAATTTACAATTTCTCGCTGTGCATCATTTATATAACGGAGAAGTTCAGCTTCAGGCCAACGTACATTTGTTGAATCTTGTAGCGCATCTTCTATACGCAAGATTAAATTTGCGCCTGTTAATGTACCTGCCATGTCTTACCTTCTAATAGTTATTCCTTATTCGCAACATCTACTTCTATAAAAGCTTCGTTTACGTCCGGAGTGTTAGGGTCATCTGCTTTGTAGTGACCAGTTTTAGTTCTTGCTCTAACTTTCTTTGTAACTTTTTTCTTAGCTGTTTTTTTAACAGGTTTAGGTGCTACTACTACTTCTTTATCTTCTACTGCACCTTGTGCTAAAGCTTGGTAGCCAAGATCATCTCCAACTTCACGTACTTCGCCTGCATTTAAAAATATAGCGGCTCCCCAAGTTGTAGTGATATGTAAATCTTTATCTGCCTTAATCTTCATTCTAGTTTCCTTTTCTCTTTTGAGAAATTTAAAAATAAGGTGGTCTTATTCCATCTTCTAAATATTTCTTGAAGCCATTGGAACAGACCACCCATTTTATTACTACTTAGTATGCAACGTCTAAACGGATTATACCAAAGTCTTCATTCTGACCATGAATGTCAGAGTGATAAACTGGTTTTTTGAATCCGAAGATCTTACCAATAGAGATACCATTTTGGTTACCATAGTCGAAGATGTCTTCAACAATTTCAGGTGTACCGATATCAGCCATAGCAAGAGCTTGTGCTCCAACAAATAGACATGCAGAACCGTTAACGTCAGCGTCAGCGCCCCATTTGTAGCCGTTAGAACCTGCGTTACCTGATGCTCCAGAAGTTGCTCCAGCAGTATTAAATACATGTCGGAACTCATGAACCATCACACCGTCAACCATCAAACTTGAAGAACCAGAGAACAATTCGTTATTCGGTCCTCTAATCCCAGCGCTTCTAAGGTTAGATAAGAAGTCTGCGTCAGTTTTTAGGTCAGCCATTACTTGTGGAGTAACAAACAAGTGATAAACTTCTTCGTTACCAGCTCCACGTAGACCACGTACGTAACTGTCTTTTGCATATGCCTTAAGGGCAAGAATACAATCATAAGTAATTGTATCTGCAGCTACTACAGCAGTAACGTCACCAGCTGACAAGCCATTAGTGGCATCCCAACGTCTGTGACGGTTTGTTGTAGGAGCAGTTACATCACTAGCAAAAGCCAAGTTGCTAAGATTTTGTCCTGAATTTAGAACAGTTCTCAAAGCCCCATTGTTCTTAACCGAGTAGGCAACGCCTGACATAGTTAAGAAAGCTAGTTGGTCAATACGGTCAGCCATTGCGTATGCAAGTGCGTCACGTGAATGCTCACGGAAGTTAACAACTGATTTTTGATCAGCAAGACGACCCGCAAGTCGGTTTGCAAATCTTAATTGATCAAGTTGTGTAACAATATCGTATGCTCTTAATGATTCTTCATTACCTTCGAGAGTGTTGTCTCCAACGATACCATCGCCTGTCATATCGGCAAGAAGTGTAAGTACAGCTCTTGCTCCTTTTTCAGACTGAGTAAGTTCAGATATTCTCTGAACCATAGCGTTAGGTCCGCTACCAGCGAATTGATTAATGAAGGACATATTTCGAGCTACGCGCCAAAAATCACGTGACCAGATAGTAAGCTGTTCGCTAGTCAGTGATGCAAAGTTAGTATTTGCCATTTTTAATATCCTCAAAAAAAAGATTAATTTACAATTTAATCGACTTCTGGGGCGATATAACCCGTATACCCTGTATCGTTGGGATACGCTTTCGTAGTTTAACGAACACGACCTCGAATAGTTTAACGCCATAATAGGCGAATAACGTTTTTTTACCTAAACGACCTGGGTTAGATATCGTTCTAACGGACGAAGTTACCTATTATCCTACCACAAATTTAGCCAAAGTCACCACGTAGCCGTCTTAATGTTTCTGCAGGTAGTGCTCCAAACTCATCATCTGACAGCACATTGATATCTGCAGCTTTGTCTCCACGTTTTGCAGCACTTTCACCTTTTAAAGTAGGAGGCTGCGCTTTTGAAGCCGCAATTTTATTTTTTACTGTTGCTTTTTGTTTCTTTTCCGCTAACTGCTTAGTCTGAGTAGTGTCTTTAGCCTCTTGGGTATGTAACAACTCTGGTTTTTTTGCGGCTAAAGTATACTCAGTAGCTTTTGCTAAAGAATCTGCTGGCTCATACCCTTGGGTTATAAAAGCATCTCTTAACTCCATAACTTCTCTAGTAAGATCTTCATTAAAATCAGCTGCATTTTCATCTAAAATAGGGAAAGTATTAGCAATTTGTTCAGCTTTTTGCGCTAATTCTTGTTGCGCTCTATCTTGTTGAACGGTATGTCCCATTTGTTGTTGTATATCAAACATTAACGCATCTTTTTCAGCTTTACGTATTTCATTACGTAACCCTACAGCTTTAGCAGATTCACCATCTAGAATTAGCTGTTGGTATTCTTGTTCTTTAACATCAAAATCATACTTAGGAGCTTCAGCTTTTACTTCTGCTTCTTGTTTCTCAATGTCATCAATTCTTTTTTGCATTTTTTTATTTTTAGCTAAAACTTCATCTAGCCTAGATTTAGGAACCATAGGAGCTTTAGGTTTTTTAGTTTCTTCTGCAATAGGTTCTTCTACTACTTCAGGAACTTCTTCAGTAGGAAACTCTACTGTTTCTTCCGCTTCCGCTTCTACTTCTGGTTCTACTTCTACTTCTGGTTCTTCTGCTACTTCTTCTTCTGCTACTTCTTCTGCTACTTCTTCTGCTACAGTTTCTTCTGTTACTGGTTCATCTTCAAAGTTTAAATCAACTTCAAAGGGCTTTACTTCTTCTGCGGTTTTTACATCTGCTCCTGGCATGGAGTCCATTATGATTCCTTCTTCTTTCGCTTTGCTTTTAGCCATTTCTAGCTACCTCCTGTAGGTTTTGTGGGTTTCATTGCAGCAACGGCCACTTTTGACGCTGCTTGGGTTTCACTTTGTCCAGTTCTAACTTGATTAGTCATCTGAGATAACCTTTCACGTAGAGCTAGTTCTTCTTGTTTAATGGCAATTCTACTCTGCATTTCTGCCATC